GAAAACACATTGGTTATTGTTAATCAACCTTGGGTTGAATTACCTGACAATCCATTTGGTCAACCAAAAATTAAAGCTAAGGGTGGTGAGGCCATTTGGTTAAACTCATCGTTGGTATTTTTATTTGGTAATCAAAAAGGTGCGGGAACAAACAAGATTACCGCAACCAAAGACAAGAGAAGTGTTAAGTTTGCAATTAGAACAAAAGTTTCTGTTATGAAAAACCACATCAATGGATTGGGTTATGAAGATGGAAAGATAATTGTAACACCACACGGGTTCTTAGCAGGAAAAGAAGCTGCAGAAGAAAAGATATCAATTGAGGTTTACAAAAAAGAATATGCCGACTATTGGAAAAATATTCTTGGAGTTGCATCTTTAGATTTTGATTTAAAAGAAGAAAAAGAGGATTAGTATATTGTTTCACATTATAAATCACAAACGTGATTAAAACATTATTAGTAGACGGAGATAATTTATTTAAGATAGGATTCCACGGAGCAAAGGACGTGTTTAACGACGGAGCTCATGTGGGCGGAGTATTTCACTTTGTGAGTGTACTCCGCAAATTCCTTGACGAACACAACCATGATAAAGTTGTTGTGTTTTGGGATGGTGATTCTAATTCATCCATCAGAAAATCCATATACCCCCAATATAAAGCAAACAGACGACAAGATGATATGAATGAATACAAGTACGAATCGTATTTGTATCAGAAGTCTCGAATCAAACAATATCTTGAAGAGATATTTGTAAGACAGGTCGAAATACATGACAATGAAGCGGATGACCTTATTGCTTATTATTGTAAGATATCTAAAGACGAAAAAATTATTATTTTTTCTGCAGATAAGGACCTTACACAGCTTATCTCAGCGGATGTGACAATCTACTCACCTATCACAAAACAATACTTTAAAAACGGAGATATGATATCTCTGAACAAAGTAGACATACCTCACTACAATGTATTATTAACAAAGATATTCACGGGTGACAAATCCGATAATATCGATGGAATCCAAGGACTTGGAGAAAAAACTTTAGTTAAATTTTTCCCTCAGGTGCAGGAAAAACCTTGTACTGTAGAAGAAATCTTGGATTATGCACGAAATCTCATACAAAATAAACCTTCAAAAACATTTACAAATCTTTTGACAGGTAAAACAAAATCAACTATACTTGGTGAAGAGTTTTACACAAGAAACAAAAAGATAGTTGACCTTACAAACCCTTTAATTACTGACGATGGAAAAGAATTGGTGGAACAGATTTTAACCGACACGATAGACCCTACAGATAGGGGTTACAAAAACTTAATGAGAATGATGATGGAAGATGGTCTTTTTAAATATCTACCCAAGAATGACGAAGCTTGGGTCAACTTCCTCAAACCATTTATGAAATTAACAAGAAAAGAAAAAAGAAACATAACAAACAAAAATTAAATTATGAAAGAGCAAGACAGCACTAAAATGGAATTCCTATTGACGTTGAATGACAACATCGTAGTTCAGAGATTCTTTAACGTTAGAGGGTTCAATCCTGAGGCAAAAAACTCAGTGGAATTGTATTACTTTATGAGACAATTGAAAGAAGAACTTCAGTATCATTTAAAGATGAAAACAATTATCTATATGATTGATAATAAAGATGCAATTGTTAATGACCCCGCAATTCTCGACACTTCATTTACTGAAGGTAGTGAACAATTCAATCTTTATGTTAGAATTGGAGAACAGACAATTTGTCATAGATATTTTGACGGAAAATTATTTCCACCGAAAGTTCGTTATACCGTTGACGTACGACCATTTTTGAAAGACGTTCTCCGTGAACTAACTGACATTTTTTCAGAACAAAAATTAAGTTTTGAATATTTGGGCGTTGACTTAAACAATTAAATATTTAATAAAACAGGGGATTACAAAAACGATATATGAACAAGAATTTTGATTACTTAGGGAATACTTTCCAGATACAACTTTTAAACCAACTTATTGTAGATAAAGAATTTTCAACATCAATTATGGATGTTATTGAAAGTGTTTATTTTGACAATAAGTACTTTAAAATTATCTTGCAAATGACAAAGGAGTATCACTCAAAATATCATTCTACCCCTAACTTTGATACTCTTGAACAAATAGTAAAATCTGAAATTTCACAAGAGTTAGTCGCCAAAATCGTTCTTGACACTATCAAACAAGTAAAAGACGCACCATTTGAAGGAACACAGTTTGTTCAAGAAAAGGCATTGAAGTTTTGTAAACAACAAGAACTTCAGAAGGCTATGGATAAAGCGCAAAAGATTATTACTGAAGGAGACTTTGAATCTTATGACAAAGTTGAGAGTTTGGTTCGTGAAGCGCTTCAAGTTGGTGAGAGAGAGACAGGTATGACCGACATTTTTTCTAACCTTGACACCGTACTTGATGAGGATTTCCGTCATCCAATACCAATAGGTATACCAGGTATTGACAGATTACTTAAAGGAGGTTTGGCAAAAGGAGAAATTGGCGTTATCTTAGCACCCACAGGTGTCGGTAAAACAACTATCCTAACCAAAATTGCGAACACAGCGTTTAATCTTGGATACAATGTACTTCAGATATTTTTTGAAGACAATCCAAAGATAGTACAACGTAAACACTTTACACTTTGGACGGGTATTGAACCTGATAACTTGGTAAAAAACAAAGTAGAGGTAATGGCTAAAATTACTGAAATCCAAGAAACAATGAAGAACGAGTTAATTTTACAAAAACTCCCTTCAGATACTATGACTATGAATCAAATCAAAAATCAAGTCAGAAAAATGATTGCTGACGGGACAAAGATTGATTTGATTCTTTTGGATTACATTGATTGTGTGGTACCTGAAAGTTCAAGTAAAGATGAGTGGAAAGCTGAAGGGTCGGTAATGAGAGGTTTTGAGGCGATGTGTCACGAACTATCATTGGTTGGATGGACCGCAACCCAAGGGAATAGAAGTTCAATATCTTCTGATGTTGTTACTACAGACCAAATGGGTGGTTCTATTAAGAAGGCACAAGTTGGACACGTTATTATTTCTGTTGCGAAAAGTCTACAACAAAAAGAAATGAACTTGGCGACAATAGCAATTACCAAATCACGTATTGGTAAAGATGGGGTTGTGTTTGAGAACTGTAAGTTCAACAACGAACTACTTGAAATAGATACTGAAAGTTCAGTAACTTTCTTAGGTTTTGAAGAACAACAAGAAGAAAGAAAACGTGATAGAGTTAAAGAACTCTTAGAAAAGAGAAAACAAAGAGAAGAACAAAAACAATAATATAAACTAAAAAAAAAAGAAGAATTATGGACGCATCACAAAGGATATTGTCAGATTTAACTGTTTACATGAAGTACGCTAAGTTCGTTCCTGAATTAAACAGACGCGAAACATGGGAAGAATTGGTAACCCGTAATATGGAAATGCATATTAAAAAATACCCGTCATTAAAAAACGAGATCAAAGAAGTGTATGAAATGGTATATGATAAAAAAGTATTGCCGTCAATGAGATCACTTCAGTTTGGTGGGAAACCAATTGAAATTTCTCCAAATAGAATTTACAACTGCGCTTATCTACCAATAGATCATTTAGATGCGTTTTCAGAATCTATGTTCTTATTATTAGGTGGAACAGGTGTTGGATATTCAGTTCAAAAACATCATGTTGAAAAATTACCTGAAATTAGAAAACCAAATCCAAAATATACAACAAGATTTTTAATTGGAGATTCTATTGAAGGATGGGCAGATGCTATTAAAGTGTTAATGAAATCATATTTTGGTAAGGCATCCTCAACAATATTGTTTGATTATTCTGATGTTAGACCAAAGGGGTCTAGACTTGTAACTTCAGGTGGTAAAGCACCAGGACCTCAACCATTAAAAGATTGTATCTATAAGTTAACAACTATGTTAGAATCAAAAAATGATGGTGAAAAATTAACACCAATTGAGGTTCATGATATGGTTTGTCATATTGCTGACGCTGTGTTGGCAGGTGGAATTAGAAGAGCTGCTCTTATCTCGTTGTTTAGTGCTGATGATCAAGAAATGATATCTTGTAAGTCAGGTTCTTGGTGGGAAAAAAATCCACAAAGAGGTAGAGCAAATAATTCAGCGGCATTAGTTAGACATAAAATTACAAGAGAGTTCTTTATGGATTTATGGAAGCGTGTTGAAGCTTCAGGAGCAGGAGAACCTGGTATCTATTTTACAAACGATAAAGATTGGGGAACAAACCCAT